GCAATAAACTTAGTGAGCGCATTTCGTGTCGCGCCTAACTCCATTGCTTTTATTGTTTCATTTACTTTCGTTGTGCTTGCGCCGGTTTGTGAAACATAACCATTCGTAAATATTTTAATATCACTTGTTATCCTGGCACGATCATAAGCATCGAGCGTATAGTCACTCAACTGCCTCTCACCCTGGACAAGTTTTGTGCTGAAGTTATTGCCGCTTGCTATTTGTATCTGTCGATCAACCTGGTTTCGCAGCTGAAACCTATGCTTTAGCTCTAGCTGGCTAAATCGCGTGTTAAAATAGTTTTGGCTATAATTATCCTTGCCAACTTTCTTGCGTATCTCTTCTTTGACAGCATTAGATCCGGACATCCATCGTGGATTATCTCCGTCTAGTATATTATTGTAATCGCGTGTTTTTTCTAAATCGTTTCGTAACTTAAATAACGCTTCTTCCGCTGCAATATCGGCCTCGGCTAGCAAATTGTTTCGTACTGTTTTATAACGCTCTTTTGCGTATTCCCCTACTTCATCAGCAAACGCACTAAAAGGACTAGCTTTTGCTAGCTCTGTTTGCGCGGCAAGCTGTACGTTTTTACGCGCAGTTATTGATCGTCCAGGTGCTTCACTGGTTGCCCTCGATTGCGCGGTGTATAATGGTATTCGCATTTATCACCTATGATGCTAGTGTTCGCGCAGCAGATCCAAAACTCTTAATTAGACTTGCCGAACCTTGCGCGCGTAAACTTGCAGCGGCAGATCCGCCCTCCATACGTGCAAGCTCCGCATTTAGCCGGGCATTTTCTTGCGCGTCATCTATCTGCATGTTTGTCACGTCGTTGTTGAACTTATCCGTATCAAGCTCAAATTTCATTTCCCTGGCATTTTTTCTAAGAACAGAAATCGGTGTACCCTCGGATATATCGATCCCACCATAGGCATAGTTTGCTTTTACTTCGCCCTGGACAGATTTAAAACTTTGCTTTTTGCGATCGTTGCTTACACCAAAGTTTGCGTTGACGAATTGACGCTGCTTTTCCAGCAAATCAATATCACGCTCTATAATGGTTGCGTTAAAATTTGACGCTTGCTGTGCCGCTGCCGCAGCGTTATCGGCTGCTTGTTTATCGTTTATGCCGCCAAGAATTTGTGATCCGGCAGCTATTAAATTAAATACTGTTAAGAAATCCAATGCTCTACCTATACATCAAAAGTGTTCATACGCGCATACAATGCCAGGACAGTAAGAGGCAAAGGCTGGCTTTGCGCGACAAAAATACGATCGTCTTCCTCAAACCCACCGGCAAACTCAATATCTTTATCGCCGGTAAATAGACTAACCGCTTGATCCATTGCCATGCTGCTATCACGAAACGGCACACGATCCACATCGCTCGAGGACGATCCAACCTCTAGTCCAACTGTTCTAAATAAACGCAGCGTTATGTGATGAATACGTTTCGGTTTACCCTGGCTCGTACCATCGACCGATCCGCTTTCTAATCTTAGTGTCTGTAGATTAGACGTGTATCCTAATCCTACCGCTGCCGTTGTGGCCGATACATCTAAACTAATAGTGCCGCTGCTAACAGCTTTGTCGGCATGCGATCCACCATTACCAAGTATGCTTACTGTTTGGCCCTCTAGGTGATGCAATGCTCCTAGTGATGTTACAGCGCTGCCGCTATAGGTCAGACCGCTATCAACAAAAAATGCTGACGTTGCTGACGTTCCAAAATCAAAAAGTTTTAGACGCTCGACATAGCGCTTTGTTTGTGAATTGATAGTTCTCTTAACTATCATGTATAACTCATCTTCGCCGGTATCTGTTGGCAATGTGGCTATACTTTCGACCACTGCATTACCGGAACTAAACACACCGCCTATTGTGTGCTTATGCCAGGCAACAACTTGTTCCTCTCGACGATAGGTTAGACCCAGCAAGACCCCATCGGATCGCAAGGCCCACACAACGCTATCTGGTTCTTGCTGATACGCAAACTCTGTTATGCCGCCCTCTGTTATATGCTCTGCTAATATCGTCATATCCGGGGCCGTATAGCCGCTGGTATCAACATCTCCTACAAATCGAAACTCACGTACCTTTCTATTCCCACGTTGTAGAAATAAGGTAACGTCTGCAACTTGCACTGGATCCGCGTTTGCTGATCCATAATTACTATACTTACGAATAAGTGTTGTTGTCGGTGTTATAGGGCCGTCATTGGTTGTACTAACCACATATTCACCGCCCGACGTACCCACAGTTAGTACGCGCGTCGCTGTCAGAAATCGAATTGCGTTTACCTGGTTGCTAGCGATTGTGTAAATGAGCGCGTCATCCGCATTACTGCCGGCTGTAAAATTAGTGTAATCGGCTGTTTTAGAAAACCATATTGTTTGTGGGTTGTTATTTGTATTGGCAAAAACAAGCCGCTGCTCGAAAAAACTGACGACACTAGGATAGTTATCACTAGCGTTATTTAGATTAGGACTAGGCGAACCGCTTATGGAGGGTGTCGCAAATGTCCAGGTTGTGTGTGCTGACCTGGTTAGAGTCCGTATCGCATAACTAGGATGCACGATATACATTGTGTCAGCGCTTTGTGCAAAACGTAGTGTCGGTAGATCTGCTTCCGGATAGGGTGTTGCCACCTCGAATATCTCATTGATGTTACCAGCGCTGGCATACGCTGTAAAACTTGTTGTATTGATCGCGTTACCAAATAGATCGGTAAGCGTGAATGTATTCGTTGTAGAATTAGCGACCTTATAATTACGTGTGTTTAACTCTGTCATCCCAACAATAGAGTCGATAAATACCTCATCGCCGTTGCTGTATCCATGCGAGTTCGATGTTATAACACCTGGATTGGCTTGCGTTATAGCGCTTATAGTTTTTGTTGTCGCTGATAATACTTGCAATCCATTGCGGTAAACACGCATGATTTGGTCACCAAACTCAAGAATATAAGTATCTGTTGTCTTAAATTGAAAAGGTATCAATCGCGTTTTAACGCTGCTTGATTTTACCTCTCCTAAAAACTCTGTGCCTGGTCGTCGCGCAACACCGCCGTGCGGCATCGACACCATGTTTGTAAGATCCGATAAACCCTCTCTATATTTGTCTATAGATACTCGACCCTCTAGCCTGGGAGATAGTTCTCCAGCGGTAAAGGATTGGATCGCTGGCGCTGATCGTGCCATTATAACCTCGATTCAATAAGATCACTTGCCTCAATACGCTGTGGCGCTCCCTCTGTTGCATCGATAAATCTTGCCTCACGCAATCGCTCGTCATACAAAGCTTTTTGCAGCTGCACCACTGTTGTCGATCCGGTCAGCGCATAGGCTATAGAATAGGCAAGTCTTGCTGATAATGTGCCTATTAATCCAGCATCATACTCGTTTGGATCCTCAGATCGCGCTACAAACTTTATCTTTGCTGTATCTTCGTCTGTTAGCAGCTTGCGCCCCTCTATCACAAAAACACTGCCGCCGGTATTGTTTGTCAGATTATCAAAAGGATATGTTGACGTGCCGTTGCTAAACTCAAGAACACGCAAGCAAAAAGGATCTACCGGTAATGTATAAGAATTACTATATCCGTAAGTAGGGCCGGTCGTGTCTTTCGCAAGATCGGCCCTCTTAATTAAACAGTTCCAGGGATGAGCGCGGAATGTTTCATTCCGGACGTTTGTATAGACTTGACTAATAACACGCGCTGCTTTGGAGTTCTCATCCAGCGCTGTAATATTGGTCGCCCCAATCGCGTTAAGCGCATTATTAGCTATTTCTACTACACTCGACATAGATCACCCCTGGTTAAATTTAGGTTACGACGTACTCAATCATAAATGAGAGATCGCCGGCAGTGTCACCAGCGGCATCGAACAACAGACCGATATTATAATATCCGCCTGGATCGCTTGTTTGCCCGGCATCTTCCCAGACTCTTTGCCCCATTGTATTGATATTTCTAGCCTCGAAAGCTACTTCTGTTCCGGTTGTAACCGCTGCACGTAAATCAGTGATAGCGCTTGCGTATGCGTCATCATCGACAGCTGTTACATTTCCATCCGCAGAATATAGTCCTACGTCGCACGTATTTGTAGAACCACTATCCAGGTCGTCATTGAATAGTTTGATGCTGATAACACTTGCGTTTGTTGGAATTGGCGCAAGCATAACAGTATCAGTAGCACTAAGATCACCGGCAGCAAGAGCAACAGTACCCTGTATAACTCTCTTGATTCCGTGATGCTGTCGTGCTGGATTCATAACCTGGGGATCAGCTTCAAAGTTACTTACTAATGTTGAATTTTTATTAGCCATGATCTAGCCCCCCTTATTCGTTACAAGCTATTTCTATTACCATCTCTTCTTGCATCCTCGATGCTCCGAAAGTTGAACAGTAATAGATTTGTGTTGAATAGGATTTGTCTGGTCTAGGATCGATCTTCGCCGTCACGTCCTTACCAAGTGCCATTACTACACCCTCACGCGCATACGCATAGCATAGTCGTGATGTGCCATCGTCTTTTAAACGATTGGATGTAATGAATTTAAATCCCATAAATGAATCTACAGTTCCGTTTACTAGCGCCTTTCGTACCATCTACGGCTTTCGCCGCCGCTATCGCGTTTGTGGTCTGGACTTTATCTTTACCCACAACTGAATGTTTGGGTATCCCCTGTCAAGTCTCTACACCTTCCTATTTCTAGGCTTGGCTCGGTATTACCATTTTAAAGGCTTCACCGAATTTAAGGGAGTTTCGTCTAAGTGTTTCCACTTAGATAGGCAAAGTGTTTACCGAGTTAAAATCCGCTGACGTTACTGAAGTTGTGTTGAGTAGATCCTCGATCTGCTCGGGAGATACAACGATATATCTCTCGATTGAGGGATCAACACTGTTTTGATCCATTATTTTTTTAC